AAATGTGGTTGCAGTGAAGTTCTTGTCTACGTATAGATCAAGTCCTAATACATTTCCACGGATTGAAGATGGTGCAACTTGTCCTGCTGCGTTCATTGGTTGAATCGCATTGTAAATTGGGCGACCAGTTGTATCAACTGCACCTAATAGTGCTTGGTACTGTGCTGGGTTTCCGATGTAGTTCTGTGCGAAGTAGCCAGTGTTCTTGTAAACAGCTGCTGCTGCTTCTGAAGAGAAGCTAATAATTCCAGCGCTGTCTGCAGTTGTTGCAGATCCAAATGTTCCTGCTGCTTGTAATGCTGTTAATGCCGCAGTATCAATAGCAGTTAAATAAGCATTCTGTAATTGCTGTGTCAACTCTGCATAAAAGCCAGGATAGCCCGCTCTCGAAAGGAGCTCAACGGACAGGGTGTTCATTCCAGAATATTTCTGGACTGTGCCTGTCAGATAGGCAGTTTCCATATCGGTATTTTGTACTGCGCCAGCTTCTGCTTCAACAGTTACTACTGGTGCAACACCTGTTCCACCAGCTGCGGATGTTACCAAAGATGGTACTGAGATTGTCATACCAGTATCAGGTAACACACCTTGTGAACAAGCATCAATAGTTGGTGTACCAAAACGAGTGTTAGTTACAAACTCGGTTAGATATTGTGTTGGATTAAATGCTGGGTTATTTGTAAATGAATCTGCTGCTGTTACATATAACTTTGAATCTTCATTACCTAGAGCAGCTAGAATCTTATGCTCTGTGTATGCAGCCATTGATGTAATTGGCGTACGTAGAGTTGTTTGAATAAGTGGTGCTGTAATTACTGGGCGTGCGGCTTCTACTGTAGGAGTAGCAGCCTCTGCCTTTGCTTCTTGTGGCGCTGTTGCTAAATCTTCCACAGGAGCCTCGCTTTCTTTAGTTTCGATTGGTGTCTCTGCTTCGCTCTCGCTAGCAGCAACTTTAGTTACTTGCGCTGCACTAAATGCAGGTGATTCGACCAGGCTAACCTCTTTTAGAGTTGCACTGGTTACATATAAATAATCTTTTTTCTGAATTGATTTGTTTACATCAACTCCAACAGATAGGCCATCAATTAACTGCTCACCTGCAAGGATTAAAGCGTCTTGGCCTTGCATTGATGCACTGATCTTAAAAGATGCGTAGATGCCATCTTCAGCTTTGTTAAATTTTTGCATACGACCTATTGGCTTATCCGCCTGGTGTTGCATAAGCATTTTAACCTTGCCTGGGTCGCCTATCTCTATTGAATTTTTAGCAAATACAACTTTCCCAACTGAAGTATTCCCGACCTCTTCGTATGGCACAATTTTGCCAGAGATAACTCTGCGCTCTGTATCGGATGCTTCTACCTGGCTACTGAATGTAAGTATCATCTTCTTCTTCTCTTCCGTTAGGTGTTAGGCTTTCCATTTCTTTTGCATCATCTATATCAATTAAACCTAGATTAAGCATTTTCTCTAGTGCTTCTAATCGCTTCATTGTGTCAGCACGCAAGAATGATTCCTCGATAGCAAACTTAACTACATGGCCACGTGGGGTTATATCATCCATAGATAGTCGATCTTCAATAGCACAGATAAATGGTTGCAGTGAATATGCAACAAACTCTTTACGGCCATCAATAATGTTTTGATAAGTCATTGAGTTATTCATATCTGCAGAAATGTAATAAGCAGGCACGTTCATCGCTCTAGCGATTTGAGTTGCTAAGTATTGTTGCGCCTCGTTATACATCATATCTTTAGGAGAGAATCCTGTAGTTTCATAAGATAAAGTTGATGTTAAATATGCTGTTGATCTATTTAATCGGCTTTGCTTCCATTGTGCTAATAATCCAGATACTTGCTGCTCTGGCAAATCTGCGCCAGTGTTTTTAATGTAACCGCTTGGCATTGGGGTTTGTGCAGATACAGCTGCGGCTTTTTCAATATCTAAAGCGCTTTGAATTGTACGTGCTGCTGTAGTCAATACACCTTGTGTTAAGCCTTGGAATGTAATAAGAGATCCAATGCCTGTCATTGGCGCTGTTATACCATCTACAAAATATTCATCTACTTCTGTACCAAACTTATTTGATGTAAATGTAACTCGATTATTAGCAACCCACTCAAATCGTGATGGTCTTAAATCGTCTGCATATAATTCTGTAACACGCCAATAAGCAACACCATAAAACAACAAACTATCGACAGTCCAGGAAATTGTGACGGATCTTGGTTGCCGATAGTCTGGTTGGTCTATCCAAAGAGCGTTCCCCAACGCTTCACCATTAGACTTTTTGTAAAGTTTAAGTGGCAAGTAGGATACTACTCCAGCTACAAGGTTCCTGCACCTAGACACCGCTGGTACCTGCATCGCCAAGTTGCGATCTAGTCCACCAGGAAAATTACCGACACCAGTTGTAAATGAACCATAGCCATAAGCTGTGTCCATAATGGCAGGGGCGTATTGCGCTTGGACAGATTCCGTTTTTTTGTTTATACCCAAAGCAGACAATAGACCCATATAGGTACTTTATACCATAAATCGGACTAATGGTGCAAGTTAGACAAAGATTTGCGCAGTTTGTTGAGGCTTAGTTAATTGACTTACAACCATCGCTAGTGATATGGCAGCCGTAACATCGCCAGCGGATTTTCTACGTATTATGCGCCAGCCAGCATCGTTAGTCTTAGCTGCACAGTTATTTAAATGCTGTACTAGCTCTGCCTGACCAGAATGCACTACACGGCTATTAGCCAGGCCATCGGCAAGGTCTGAGCATGCTTGGTAAAACGCTTGGCCTGATACATCTTGTAATCTCCAGCCACTTTGTTCAAGTCTTGTAGCTATAGTTTGTGTGGCGTACTTGTCATAACAAATTGTGGTCGGATGATATTTTCTAGCCCACTCATTTATGTCACTTGCCATCTTTATTTCATCTATTGCAATATCGCTATGCCAAAGCTGTGCTAATCCGACTGCTATTTTGCCATCTTGTACCTGGCCCATAACGAGCGCCCCAGATCGCCTTGTCGGTGCAATATCAAAGGCCATTATAGTCTGTGGCCCGACAGGGATTTCAAGTGTGCTATCACTACAAGCTTCAATAGATCCATACACCCAAGGACTGACTGCGCTATCTATCCATTGACATAACATCTCAGTACGTGTTGCTTCTACACTGTTTGTATTAACAGCTTCTTCTAGGGTTTCCTCAGTTACAAAATATCCTAATGCTGGATTAGCCATAGCCCAAGCTTTGCGATCATGTATCTTGCAGTGCTGTGGTGCTGACCATTCGTAATAACCTAAAGTAACTGGCGGATAAGATAAAGAACGTTCCCTCAAATCATTCAACACTGTACTAAAGCCATCACCAGCATTACTTGTCATTAAAGTCATTGAATTAGGTCTTGCACGTGTTACTGGTAGTGCAGCTGTAAATGCTTCGGCTGACCATTCACGTAATTCATCTAGATATAAGAAGTCGGCTGTTTTACCACGGGGTGCATCTCTAGTAGCCGCTGCTATCTCATACCTTGCACCATTAAGCAGTGTTATAGATTCTTGGCCGTTAGCCAGACGGATCTGTCTTACCTGGTCTTTTAAAAATTGGTTGTCTTCTATTGTGTAAGCAACATTTCTGAAGGTATCTAATGCCATATTTCTATTAGAAGACATGCCCAATACATTCTTGCTGCCCCACAGAAATAAATGAGACAAGATAAGCATTCTAGCCAAATGAGTCTTTCCTGATTGTCGACTTACAAGAATTAAACCTGACTTCTTGACCCACATCTCTTTATCATCAATAGTTAATAGATCATCTAGTACCCAGCGTTGCCAGGGGATTAGTGGCATACCTATTTTCTCAGCTAGATCAGCTACTTCTTGTGCTTTAGATAAACCTTTGAGTAGAGGCGTATAAATTCTAGGCTCAGTGCTGCCAATTAGCCCGACCCCTCGTGGGGCCTGTTTTACTTCCGCATCATTCTGCATCGAAGTTAAGCGTATCAGGTTTATTAAATGGTGAGTCTGGCACTGTTCGGACTGTCTCAGGGAGAGAACGTTCTAA